TTCTTATCAATCGCTGTAAAGTAGAGTTAGGCTCGTTAATTACAGAATATAGAGGGCTCTCAATTATAGCTACTGATCGTTTAGACAACACAATGTCTTCTTTTCGACCAGTTCTATCATTATAGACTTTTATTTTTACATGCTCTGGGTACCAACTAAGTATCTTACCCACTCGCATAGTAAGAACATCAAACCCCGACGATTTATCTGGGTTTATGGAAGTATCAATCGGAACAGCGGCAACACACCCTTCATCAAGCAATGACATTACCAGGTCTTGTTTAAAGGCACGTCCTGTCTGATCTATGTTAGCTTCCAAATTTAAACATGTATTAAGCCCAGAATCTATTTCTTCTAAAAATCGATCATTTTCGTCCAATCGGCAATGCTTTATATCAATAGCAGCAACGTCCATTGCTATTCTATTGAATATCGATGTAATCATCGATCGCTCATTGCCTCTTGTGAATCGAGTACGGTCAGGACGATAAGAATACCCGACACCGACTTCACGATATTTATAAGTGGGATCTTTGTTTCCTACAAAGGCATTCCAAGCATGCTTAAACCTGGAAGCTAATGTTTCTGCCATTTTGAGGAATACCTCCTATTCAACTAATTATTAACCCTTATCTTTGTCTTTTGAATTTTTCATAGACACAAGATTGGGCCTCCTATTGCCATATTGTTTAAGTATATCAGCAGTGCTTAATTTTCCATATTCTTTTGCGCGAGAACTTTCTTCTTTTGTAGCATTATTAAGATGAATTATATTATATGCAGTAGCGGCCATTGCTAGTTCATGCTGTTTGGCTTTTAATTCATTCTCTCTAGCAATAGACTGGATACCAAGTTTCGGCGCAAGGTTTTCATCCCACAATTGCTGGACCATTTTTCTACCTTGCTTATCAGCAAAATCCAAAGCTTTATCAACTACTTTTGGTGCTACAGTCTCTTTCATAAATTTCTTCATCCATCGTTCAGGATGCATCTGTTTATTATATGCCGACAAAGCATTGTTGTACTCTTGTAAAGCTTTAAGTCTCTCGGTTTTTGCTTTTATTTCTTCTGTTGTCTCTTCTTTTGGTTTTTGACTTTCTTCGTTTCTACGTTTTCCTTTTAATTGCATTCTTAATTCTTCGGTCTCAGCTCTTTCTCTCTCCAATTGCTCTTTCGCCTGAAGTTTAGACCTCAATCTATCATTCTTGGATTCATATTTAGATGTCTGTTTTCTTATTCTAGATTCGCCATAGCCATATCGTTCTCTACCTTCTGGAGTTAATGATCCATCAGGATTTTGAAAACGTCTACGGCCCCACTTCATTCCTAATATTCCAGAATGATAAAGGCTATCCTTAGACATATACCGCCACAACTAGATCACCTCTTTTTTTTATGCTCTTTATCCCACATTTTTACATATTCTTTTATCGAATCGTAATATGCCTCATCTGTTTTTCCGTTTTTAAACTGTTCAGATTTAATAATCTTGTTCACAATTTTTTCTATTTTACCAATAGTTGTATTACTATAATATCTGTCTTTCGTTTGATTAGCACTATCTACTTCCAAAAGCGCAACAGCACGTTCTCTCGATTCTAATGATTTTGCTTCTGGACCAAATGTATGCCAATGCTCAGCATCATTAAAATGTTTGGCGGCAGAAGATACCATATATTTGTAACTTTCTTTATACGCTCGCGCCATTCCCACATCATACTTCATATTTTTTATGCCTTTATTTATCGAAGTACGACCTTTATTAATAAGATCCCCAACTCGATTCGAAGCTTTTTCTATTTTTCCAAGCATAGAACTATCATATGCTTTTACCGCTTTTTTATAATTATATCGAGCAGAATCGTCTCGATCCCAAGCTTCTATATTTTTTTTCTGTGCGTTATACCAATTGTCTAGCATAGCATCAGAGTTTTTTCCAGAATCATTTTTTCTAATTCGTCTTGATTCCGCTTCTGCATTACTTCTTGAAATAGCATGACTTTGTGCCGCAAGTGCATATTTATCTGCAGCTTTTTGAACTTTCTTCTTTGCTCCTATTCCAATTGTGTCCTTAATGTTTCTTTTTTTATCATTATAAACATCTTTAGTTCTTTTATAAAAATTAGATACAGCCTTTCCAGTATTTTCTGCCATACCTAATACTGATCTATTATATGCTTTTTCCGCTTTAGAATAAGTTTTTACAGCATTACTATAGTTACGATCAGATCTAATCTGCCTATCAGTAGCATTCGTAAGTGTTCCTGGTTTATACTTAGGGCTCATTCTTGTACGAGCATAAGTTTTTTCTGCAGATTTATAATTATAATTTGCATTAGATTTACTAGTAGCAGCCAAAGCGTAATTGTCCGCTGCCTTTTGCATCGCTTTCTTTTTGTCCCCACCTAGAACAGTATCATAAATATAACGCCAACCTTTAGAGGTTTTAATTCTATCTACGTATTTATAGCCATTCTTATGATAAAGTTCATTAGAATAATTATATTGCCACAATCTTCTCACCTACCTTTATGCCGCTTTACTCTTTTTGCCTCTTACTTTAACTGCACCATTATACAATTGTTCAGCCATTTTACGAACTGGATCGAGTGAATCTTCTCTTGTTATAGATGGATGCGTTTCCTTATATCGTCTAACAGTAGCATCAACAAACGCCTGTTTTGTAATCTCTATTTGTCCTTTCTTATTTAAACTAGAAGAATCCATAACAACTAATGCGCTATGCGACTTCAAGGAATTATTTTTATCATTCAAATCTCTTATAGCATTATAGCCTTTTGATTTTAATGCCGCCGCATACTGTTTATAAGTTGCCGAATTTCTATCATCGCCTATTGAATTATAAAACATTTTGAGTCCTAAACTATTTTCATATGCGTTATTACCTGTAACAGATTTTATACCAGCTATCGTGCCTATAAGTCCGCCCATTACTGCGCCTGATACAGCACCTATTGGATGAATTGGCATAGCCAGAAAACCAAGACTCGCTCCGCCGAATGTTCCTGCCAAAAGACCTGCAACTGCGGATGTTCCTACTTCATGCTTTGATAATGCAGCTTTAATCTGTGTTTCACTATAGCCTTTTGATGCCATTGTATCCGCTAACTCTTTTCTCACATCTTCATCTTTCATTATTTTTCTGGCTATTTTATTTTGAGTCTTAACCGATGGTATCCTCAGATCATCTTCACTAACGTATTTATTAATAAATGCTTTTCCTTTTCTTATATGTCCAAGAGCTATAGCCATCGTAAACTTATCCTGTTCTTTTGTATCTGCAGTAACATAGACTCCTTTTTTTAAACGAGAAGCATTTTCTGGGCCACTAACTCTATTTAATTTTACTCCAGATTCGACATAAACTGATTTATTACCAGCTAATCGTTTCTTTCCTTCTTCGGTCAAAGATCCATCTGGGTTCTGAAAACGTCTTACTCCCCATTTCTGACCTTTTATACCATGATGATATAGTTCATTAGAGTATCTATACTGCCACAATCATATCACCTACCCAAACAACTCAACATTAATCTTATATGCCACATAGGCATCCATCATAGCCGATACTGGGTCTATCTTCTGATCATATCGTTTCTTGAGAAGTTTCCTATTGCCATTAGTATCCTCAATAGTAATGGCGTTTCCCATTGCGTACATCATGATCTGCTCATCGAAACAAAGAAGCCGCTCCTCGGCTAGCTTCTTAAGTTCGCCAAGAGGAACAGACTCTGTTCTAGCACCCTGTATTACCTTCTCAATGCCATATGGACCGTTTTCTCTCTCCCAACGTTCTACAAACTCCTTAGCATTATATGGGTCAAATCCAAAAGCCCGAACGTCGTACTGACAATGCGCGATATACGTATCAAGATCCTCATATACCATCATCACATCCAGAACAGTTCCGGGCATAATAATAAGACTGCCCTCGTTAATGAATTCCTCATACTTTAAACGAGCAGCAGCCTGCAGCTTAGACAATGTGAGCTCTGTGATATAGCATCTGGACTTTACACCAAAAGCTCCTCCGCGAAGAGGAAACAAAAACGTGAACGCACAAAAGTCATCGCCTTGCGACAAGTCTGCTCCAAGTGCACATTCCATATTCCAGAAGTCTCTATGCCTATGCGGAATCGTCTCCTCATACGTAAAGAAATATGTATAGCCTTCCATTGGGATTCCAAAACGTTTAGCCAAAATATCGTTTCTAGCAGCTGGAGCTTTTTCAGCCCTCTCTACATCCAACTGGTAAGTTTCATAACTTACAGTCTTTCCAAGATTGGGATTAGCCTTTAACCACATCGCCGGATTACCGACTTCATCTATTGAATCCAGTTTGTACCACCAGATAGATACGTGCGGGTTAATGTAATCCCCTTTAAGTATCTCAGTTAATTCCATTTTGATTGTATCGCCAACTCCATTACGTACAGTACCTTCGGAGCTGATAGCAACAATAAGCCAGTCATCGTTTTTGGAAGCACCCTGTTCAATTGGTGTCACAACGTCTTCGTTTGTATCGCCTGACAGCCACTCGTCTATGGTGGCAACCTTACATCTAGATCCCTGAAGCTTATCGATACTCATAGGTTTGATTTCGAGAAGCGAATTAGTAAGGAAATTCTCAATACCTTTCTTTGTAGCAGCAAGCTTAGGACGATTAGCTTTAGATCCAGAAGTATTCCTAATCGATCCTTCAGTCATAAACTTAAACAAAGGTCCTCTTGCTCTACTAATAGCAGTCCTTAATGGCTGCATGATCTCTTCCGCCTGTCTCATCGTCGGTGCAGTTGTAATTTGGCTTGTAGTAGAGGTATCAATATTAAGAAAGTAGCCCTGGAGACAAGACCCGTACATAGATTTTGCTGCTCCTCGAGCTACTATCAAATACTGTTTATTAATAAGTCTTTTCTTTACTCTGTGATTCTCGTAATGACCTCCTTTTCCATTCTCGGAAGGAACCCATACGCTCTTATCTACAAAGTAGTACCAGCCAAAGATCTGTTCCGCCCAAAGCTTAAATGTTGGGAGAAGAAACAGAGGCTCGCCATCTGTCAATGTAAGCTCATTCTCACAAAATGCTATAAAACCATTGATCGCTTCTGCATCATAGTAGATCCCAGGATTAGCTATTAGATCATCGATCCTATGCATCTCCATTTCAATCTCTCGATTGATCGGGATCTCTCCCCGAATTACCGCATCTCGAAATTGTCCATAATAAATAGGAACTGCTCGGTTATCGAGCATTATGTCCATCCCCCATAATTGGTCATTGCATAGATTCGCCACTGCGTTTCCTGGATAGAATTGTCGAATGCCTGCACAGCAGAACTGTTAGTAGGCGGATCAAACATCATCCTGACACGAAGACCAACATAAGTTTTAATTAATTGAATCCGAATGTCATCACCAACGAAGTCTTCCCATGTTTCACCTTCTCCGGTGATCACAAAGCCTTCTACCGGACCCACGCCCATTTGTGTGAGGACGGCCAGAATCGTATTAGTATAAATAATAAGATCCTGATCAAAAGAATCGTCTTCCAAACTTACATTTACTATCTTTTTAACTGAATTAAGAATGCTTTCCATTAATGTCCTCCTTTCCATGGGCATGTGTCTCCCGGATATCTGGTTACAAATTTTGGTTCAAATGATACATTATCCAAATTATAATGAATAGCTCTGTGCAGCCAATCCGGAACACTAATGGCATATTCTGGATTCATTAAAAAATCAGAGCTATGTATAATATCGTCCTTATTTAATGGGTTCATATGATGGACTATAATACGATCACCTTTTGCAAAGGGATAATCGGAAAGCCCCATAATACATCCATTGTCTCTTGTAATAATATAATTCCTGAATTGTTTCCATTCAGTACTTGTGTAAAACATTTGGTTCAAATATCTATCGAATCCAAACGTATCTTCTCCGACTTGTCCTTTAAGTCGGAGATAGTTGTATCTATCATCAAATGAGGAGAGTTGGATTAGTTCGGAATATCTTTTAAGTTGGCTCATCTTTACCATACCCTCCATATGTTCTGAAGGCGGCAATAGCCTCGGCATAGAGCGCCTCACTACGCTGCGCGGATTGCAGTGCTTCAGTTTTAGCCCGAAGTAGCTTGTTCTCTTCCTCTAATTTCTCTTTTTCAAGTCTTTCTTTTGTTGATCCAAGCTTCAAGTAATGTGTAATAACCTGAGAGGAGGCCGTGCCATCTCTGAGTTGCTGCTCAGCTAAATCAACAGCTAACGCAATAAGCTGATTTTCACGTGCTTCTGGTGTAATCGCAGGTCTTATTGCAGGTTTTGGATCACTTTTAATATACTGTTCTTTCTTTTTTGGCACGATTCTACCTCCTTTCCTGTAAATATATATCGACTTTCTATTAGTTTTATAACAGTTTTAAGGGCTCCAGGAAAAAGAGTGGAAACAGAAAGGAGATTTATTGGCAAATCTTGAGATGGTGGAACACTTCATGGAAATATCATGACACACAAAATTGGAAGGAGTGGACTGGAGCCCTTAGGACTGTTATAAAACATTCTGTCAAAAATCCCCCCGGAGAAAATATCAAGA